TGCGTGTGACTTCGATGCGGTTGTTACTGTCCGGGCCGAGGCTCGTTCCCGACTGCCGCCAAACGTGGACGATTTCCACGCCCGCCCACTGGACCCGTTCGAGTCCGTCGAGGGCGTTATCCGCGTTATCCGCGGCAGTTTTGGTGTCCACCCTGTTGTTAGGGCGGCCACGGATCCGGAGTTGCAACCCGATCTCGTGGAGCGTCCCGTTAGGTGGTCCGAGCGGGTAGAGGGTCATCGCTGTGCCCCGGTCCGGTGTGGATGGGAGGGTGTCCCAGTAGAGGGGGTTCTCGGCGGTCGCATACCCGGCCCCGGTGAGGTCGTAGAGCCCTACACTCTGTGCTTCGAGGTATTCGCCGATGGCGGTGAGGAGGTCGGTTTCAAAGCTCACCCCGTAGCTCCTTCGCGATGATTTCCCCGATGGCTGGGGCTTCTTCGTTCATGGTCGCTTCGAGCCATTTGGCGCGGCGGCCGGGGTCGTGCCGGTAGTGGAGGGTCTCGTGCTGCCGTTTCGCGTACGGGGTGTCATAGGACACGGCGGCACTGTTGCCGTCCAGGGAGGTACGCCCGGACCGGATGAGGGTCCCCTCTTCGATCGGGGCTGTCCGGTTCGCTGTTTCCAGCAGGTATTCGGCGGCGAGGATGAGGCCCCGTGTGGTGCCTTCCTCGAAGCGGAGGGGAATGTTGTCGCCGCCCCTGACCTCGAAACTGTCAGCCACGGCGAACCCCCTAAGCTAGGTTGATCTCCAGATGGTCCGGTAACTCAAGCGGCCCGGAGTCGAGCATGGACCGGCCGATCACCGTCGAGATTTTATCCCGGTGGGTGACCACAGAACCGGGCGTGAACGCGTCGTAGAAGGACTTGTCCTCAACCCACAGCGTGGTCTCGGACACGGTTTCGCTGCCGGTGGAGTCGCGCACGTAGCGGCGTTTCTCGTCCACGAAACACGGAACCGGCGTCGGGGCACTGTAGGTGTCGCCCATGGGTCCGCCGCCGGAGAGGGTTTCCACTACGGCGAGGTGGACCATGAACGTGCTGAGCTCACCCACGGTACGGCTGCCCGTTCAGGAGGGCCACCTGGTTGAGGATGTAGTAGGCGGTCGTGCAGAGTTCGGTGAGTGCCCGGACCTTCGCGTCACGGTCAGCGAGCTTCTCCGTAATGCTGGCTTCCTCGTAGTCGATGGAAGCGGACCCGATCTTCTTCGCGGACACACTGCGCTGTGAAAGGAGGTTCAACTCACCCTCGTACGGTTTGAGGCCGTTCTTCGCCCAGAACTGGGCTTGCGCGATCACAGCGTCCTTGAACACGGCCCGGATCACACTGGATGCCGGGTAGCCGTCAGCGTCCGTGTGGTAGCGGGCCAGCCTCGTCTTATATGCGACGAGAGCGTTCGCGTGGGTGGTGAGTTCCGCCGCATCAGCCGGCGCAGTCTCATGCCAAATTTCGGCCACTGTCGCGTATTCCAACACGGCGGAACCCTCCCTCTACTCGAACAGGCCGCGGATCTCGTCCCGGCTCAGCTCATCCAGTGATTCACGGATATGACCGCGCAGGACCGCGTAATCCACCCAATCGGACTTCGACGCGTTCCGAGGCGGGCGGTCATCCGCACCCGGAGGTAAAGCCACCGTGGGCGGTGCCGATTCCGGTTCGAACTCCACAACGGTGAAGCCCTGCGCACGCAACCGGCGGGCATCAGCGGCGGACACATCCGCCACAGCCACGCTTTCCGTGAAGTTGAGGGTCAGTCCGGCGACGAGGGCTTCCCCGTTCATGCCGAACGGTGCGATCACCTTGCTCATGCGACCACCGCCGCAGTCACCGAAGCCGTCGCGGAGAAGTTCACCGTAGCGACCAGGTTGTTCACCGTGTCCCGGTACGCCGCCTGATCCACACGGATCCACGCTTCCCCGCCCGCGGCCACAGTGTGGACCTTGTCCGGGTATGCGTCCCCCGTGGGAAGATTCCCCGGCGTCACGATGGTGACTGTGACCGCCCCTGCGGAACCGTTCTTCACGATCAGGGTGGAGCCGACCGGGACAGTGTCACTGGCCGCAGGTGCCGCGTATGTGGGCGCCGAACCCGACACGATAGTCTGTGCTTCCATCAGCCGACCTCAGATTCGCCGGTCTCGAGGTTGTGGGTGACGGTGACCTCAGTGCCGTCCGGGCGGACCGCCTTGTACGTCTCCGTGCGGTCCTTACCGGTGCGGGCGGGTTCCTCCACCTTCGGGAGGGGCTTGACCGCGTTCACGGTCCCAACCTTGAGCGCCTCATCCCCCGGCTGCGGGGTGATGCTGGTCGCCCGTTCGTTCGGGTCGGTGGTATCTGCGGGGCCATCCCCCGGCTGGGTGACGGACGGCTTCGTGACGTCCGAATCGAGGCGGGTTTCCTTACGTGCTGCCATGACAGGCTCCTAACTAAACTTGGCCGGGTCATCCCCGTACCGTTCAATGATTTGGTTGGCGTACTCAATGAGGTCAGCAGCACGCTTCCCAGCGGGCTGGCATTTGGTCCAGAGTTCCAAATTCTCAGGGCGGTTATCGTCACGGACACCGTTCTTGTGATGCACGTTCTCATCAGGGAAGAGAGCGCGCCCCAGTAGTTCGGACATAACGACAGTGTGCTCGGCGACATAGCCGCCCGAGCGGGCGTTGGGATGCTCCGGGCGGTACAGGCGGACATATCCGCCCTTGTCTCGCTTCCGGCTCCCTGTTCGTCGGGTGGTTGGCGTGGACTCAAACATCGGGTCGCCGTGTTTTTTCCACTTGGCGTAGTGGGAGGAACACATGCGCCGAGACACAGCTTTACGAGCGCATCCCTCGATGTGGCATTCCTTCGGGGTGAACACCGCAGGCTCTCGCAGGGGGTCTTTGTACTTCAACCACCTGTAGTAGTGGAACTCGCAGAGCTTCCGGGCGCGTATCGGCTTATCGCAGCCTTCGACAGTGCACGGGGACCCCTTGGATCTGGAGCGGTCAAAGCCGCCACCAAGTGGGTCCCCATGCCTCATAAGTCGTTGGTAGTGCGAACTGCAATAGCCTCTGCGGTGCGGTTCCCTTGTGCACTCAGTGACGATACATGTCTCCATGTATCTAAGTGTACTAGGAAGCAAGCACCCCGCGCAGGCGCGCCGCGCCTCTTCCCCCAAATACGGCCAAGCCGCAGTACCAATCAATGCGAATCCGGTAAGCGGGCTTCGTCTCAAGCTCGCCGAGGTCGTAGGCGTTCGGCAGGAGGAGGCCGTTCGACGCGAGACCGGTAACAGCCTGGTCGCCCTCATCCTCGCCGTACTTCACCGCATAGATCGACGTGGCGTTCGTCGCCGTGCCCTGCGTCTCGTTGCGGGCGATGATGTCCGCACCAGCGGCGGTCTGCCCGATGTCGAGGAGCGGGATCCCGTTGTACGTGGGGACACGCTTCCCGGTCAGGGCCTCAGTGATCCAATCCGAACCGCCGAGACGGCGGGCTGAGGACATGATCTTCGCGATGATCGCCGCGTTCGTGTAGAGGGCGCCGTTGGTGCCGTTGATGCCAGGTACGGCGGAGATCAGGGTGTCCATCGCGTCGAAGAAATCATGGCCGCCGGCAACAGGGCCGAGACCATTCGTTGCGGCGTCGATGACCTGCGCACCCGTGAGGCGCTTCTTCAAACCGTCGAAGCCCTTCGGGTCCACGGCCACGTCACCATTGATGAACGTGTCCTGGAACTTGTAGGACACAGCCTTGACCTTCGCGGCCGTCTGGAGGGCCTTCTGGTCGTTGAGCTGCGAACCGGTCGCGACGATGAACTTGTCAACGTCAGCGTCGCCACCGAGGATGACAAGACCCTCGGAGCGCTGGTTGAACGTACCCGTCGATTCGGTGTACGCCTCGTTGACGCCACGGAAAGCAACACCGGGGAGGGTGCCTTCCTCGTTGTAGGAGTAGGAGTTGCCGCCGATTCCCTTGAGGGGGATACGGTCGAGCACTGGGGAGTTCTGGACGAAGAGTTCGACGACGCCGCGCTGGAGATCTTCGGGGATGAGCGGGGCGGCCTGGGCGAGTGTTACAGCCATTTCGGGGGTCCTTTACTAGGAGTTGTTGAATGCTGCCGCAACCCGGGCTCGTCCCGGTGCGGCTTCTGGTTTGCGGTTGCCACCGGATCCACCGGTGAAGTCCGCGCCACTCTGGCCCGCCGCCTGGACAAGCTTGAGTTTGGGGTTGTCTTTGACCGCGTCGTCGATCGCCTTGGTGATGGCTTTCGAGTCTGTCGGGTCGATGTCCGTGAGCTTCGCCAGGAAGCCGCGGGAGTCTAGGAGGGCGTCGGCGTCGGCGCCGGCCTTCGATGCCGCTTTGTATACGGCGAGTTCGGTTTTCGCCTGTGTGGCTTCGGTGGACAGTGCGCCGATCTGCTTGGTGAGTTCGGCGGGGTCGGCCTTGGTGTCGCCGTCCTTGATGAGGCCGAGCGCTTTCCCGATGGACTGGGTGAGCTCGTTGCGTGCTTCCTCGGCGGCCTTCGTCTTGGCGGTGGTGCGGTCCTTGCCGTTCTCGGCGCGGAGACGCTCAATCTCAGCCTTCGCCTTGTCTGGGTCCGACCACGGATTGTCAGTGGCGGCAGGAGGCGTCTCAGAGCTTGCGTGCGGCGTCGATGCGGGAGGTGTGCTGCTGGCCGGCGGTGTCTCGCCACCAGCGGGAGGTGGTGTCTCGCCGTCCGCTTCCATGGTGGCACTGCCGAATGTGGCCCGGTGGTGTGCGAGGAGCGCTTCAATGCCTCCGGGCGCGTAGGGGTCGATTCCGTGAATGGTGCGGTGCTTGTGCATGGTGCCCTCCAAGTGGCATGTCGGTACTACAAAGGCTAGATTCGGGAACTGGTAAGCGATATACTGGGTAGCATGGAAAACACTCACGGCGATAAGTCGCCACTAGAACGTAAGACAGTCAGCGTCGAGGAAGCCGCTAAGATCCTCGGCATCAGCCGCGCCTACGCCTACCAAATGGCCCGTGAAGGTCAGCTACCGGGATGCAAGAAGATCGGCAGTCGGTTCATCATCAGTAAGAAACTCCTCAACGACTACATCGACGGGGAACCGAATGAGTAAGCGTCTATGGACCGATGAAGAGTATGCACTCCTCGAAGATAAAGCGGATGCTCGAAACGTTGACCTAGCCCGTGAACTAGGCCGCACAACCCAAGAAGTCAGCAGGAAGCGGATAATGCTGGCTAAAGGCTGGACTCCGAAGGTTAGCCCTTGGACACCTGAAGAGGATTCAGTCATCATCTCCGCAAGCCCGTTCGCGACGGCCGAACAACTTACTGAGAAGCTCCCAGGTAGGACCCGCAAAGCGGTTGAAGAACGGAGCCGTAAGTTGGGTAGGTTCTCTGTGGCTGGCTTCCAAAAGTCGCCTTCTCATATCGGTGCGCGGCCTCTACTGGCTAAGACCTGCACCAAATGCGGGCTCTTACTTCCGGCTGGGTGGTTCCAATGGTTTGACCGGAAGACCGGATGGAGCTCACACTGCCGGAAATGTCGATCCAAAGGAACGATGGACACCCGAAAGGCCCGCGTTGAAGTCACACCAGAAAAGCGGAAAGCGTACACCGCGAAGTATGAGAACCGTTGTCAAGCGATCACTCTCCCTACTGTGACTAAAGCACGCGAACCATACACAGAGAAGGATCATAAGATCCTCTCTGATCCCGACATGACGCTCATTCAGAAAGCGGTCTTGTTAGGTAGGACATTCAAGGCCATCAAGAAGGCATGCTTCAAGTTCGAGTACAAGTCACATGTGGGCCTCGGTGATCCTGAGCGGGATCTATGGATGATCCAGAACCCGAACGCCGAACGCATAGCGGAGATTCAAGCCACCCAACGAACCCCCGAACCGGTGAGCACAGGCCGCCCCGCTTGGGACTGGGACGACTAGCGAGCCGTCAGGCTTGTGCGGTAGGGAAGCTTCTTGAGCCCGTTCGACTCGATGAAAGCGTTCATCTCACCCTGCGCCTGACGCACCTTACGGCGGGTCGCCTTGGCCTCCGGTGAATCCTTGCCGAACATCTCCTCATCGATGATGGCGCGTTGCTTCCACTCCCGGACACGCCGCTCATAGGCTCGCTGGCGCTGACGTAGCTTGTCGCCTTCGGGGTCCTCCGTGTTGGTGAACCGCTTCGTAATGCCGGGAAGGTAGAGCCCTTGTGAATGGCGGCAATTGGCATGGTAGAGGCCCGCGACGACAGCCTCAGCCACAGAGCCCCACACGTCTACGCCATCACTCAGCGTCCCCCGTGTGCGACCGCTCAGCGAAAGGACTTTCCCCTCAAGTGGGCGGCATAAACGGCACTCGGCAGGTGCGTCCGACACGATGACCAAGTCCTGCCCGAGGTCGCGCATCTTATCGCTGTGCCCTTGGAGGCTGGCCTGTGCTGCCTGCGTACGTGCGGCCATCTCGCTGTAGCTCGCCAGCGACCAGTTCCGGCCTGACACGTCCGTGAACCCGGTAACACCCCTGGAGGCGTACCGTTTCAACGCTGCGGCTGATGCTTCACGCCGTGTCAGTGTCCCGGTGAGCATTTGCGCCGTGGTTTCCCGCGTCACCTGATCGTAAGTGTCAGCAACCCAACGCCGCACCCGGAACAGTGTCGAGTTCAACGGCGCCAACGTCGCCGACACGAACCCGCCAATCGACGGCGGCACCGGTGGGGAAGCCAACGCCCCCGCACCCCTACCCACCGCCTCCAAGTCCGCTACGGCGGCCGCGGTGCCCCGGTTGTACGCCATCCGCATGGCCCGCTCCACAGCACCCGGAACACCCCGCTCCAAATCGGAGAGGAGGGTGTCGAGTTGCCGGTTCAGGTCTTGCAGGTCCGCGTACTTCCGGTCCAACCACGTCTCCGACGTGATGCCTTTGGCGATCTGTCTTGCGAGGCGATGAAGTATCGCCTCTTCGGCGTCCTGGTAGATGTCCCTGATGACCTTGACGAGCTCGGCCGCACTGTTGGGCATCAGGGCCATGACGTGATCCTACTCCGCTAGTATTCCGACCCTCTTGGAATCCTGAGATGAGAACACGAACTCACCTTCCACCACCCGGACATGCATCGGGCAGTAGGAGTCGTATCGAGTCATTTGGAACCGTGACACTTCACGTAGTTCGGTGACATCTTCCCAGTCGCAGGTGCAACCCATGGGGACTTCAACTGCGTCCATCATCGCCCCCTCTTCCGCATCTCTGCTGCGCGGATACCGTCGCGGGTCTGTTGGTACTGGCCTTGGAAGGAGGGATGGGAGCGCAGCGCTTTTCTTACGTCACGGCTTTCCCTTATGCGTCGAATAGCCCACACGACAATGAGAACCGCCGCCACGGCAAAGTAGGTAGCACCCAAACCAGGGTGCGCCGACAGAGTCGAAACTCCCAGCGAGAGGAATATCAGACTCATGAGGAAAACCATCATGTGATCCTACTCCTCAAGGTCAGCACCGGGCGGTCGGTCGTCAGGGTCAGCGAGAGGCGGCAACGCATCCTCCGCCATGATCAACCTGACCTCCTCGTCCACCGCGTCCTTATCCCAGTCCGGGTGCGCGATCTCCACGAGAGTCTTAGTCGAAGCGGCCTTCGCGTTCCGCAGGGTTTGCACGATCTGCGCCAACACGAGCGGGTCCTGCCGTGAAGCCGACGCGAACTGCACATCAATCTTCGGATCAGCGTCACCCCCACCATTCAGCAGGACGGCATCAATAGCGAGACACTTCCGGAGCAGCCGTTCAATAGCCGGCTCCCACGCCCGTATCTTCCGCTTCCGCGTCTGCTGCGAGAGTGAATCCTCAGAGGACACTTCCGTCGCCGTCTTATCCCCGCCATCCTCCCCCGCCAGCCCAAAGGATCTCGGTGAGTAGCCTGCGGACCGGACGATGCGGTGGAGGATGTCCTCCATGATGCGTAGGTGTTCGTCCACGCGGATTTTGAACTGGACCTGCTCAATCGCCAGGCCCGCGTCCTTCACCGAACCAGGGGCCGCATTCAACCCCGTGAACAGCGACGAGTCCTGGAACACGGCACCCTGACCGGGGCCGTTGGAGCGGAGCATCGACTCAGCCACCAGCAGGCGCGACTTGCCGTCCTCGAGGTCCCGCATGAGCGACGTGTACGTCTTGTCGTAAGCATCCAAGTCACCGAGGAGGCCCTCAAGGTCGCTGCGGCCGAGGTGTGCGCCTAGCGGGTGTTTCCGCCACACCTTCGACTGCTCAAGGTTCCGCACGTACTCAACGTCCAAGCCCTCAGTGCCGGTACTGATCGTGTCGCCGTCGATGAGCGGCTGGGAGGCCAACCACGCGGTTTCCGGGCGGTCAGCGTACGGCCGCCGGGTCCCGAGTTGGTCTTTCGTGCCCTCATAGAGCCCGTGCCGGATCACACCAACACCGGCCGCGTCGAGCTCATGGCATTCGAGGTGGCGCCAGACGGTGGCGTTCTCCTCCGCCAGCACCCGCCAGAACGTCACAGCGGTGAGCCGGCCCCAACGGAAGGTCGGCCATGCGAGGTCCGCGTCCACCTTCGTGATGAACGCATGATCATGCACCGCCGTGTCCCAGGTGGCCCGGAGGAACGTCCCACCCAAACCACTGGAGAGCTCAGCGGCGCCGACGAACACGGTATGCGCGGACTCAAGGATCAGGTCCAGGCGTTCCTGGGTCTTAGTGTCAGGCTCGGCGTCGTCCTCAACGGCTACGGTCGCGGTAATCGGATCCGAGAACAACAGGTCACTGTTCACACGGCAAATATCCGACGCCAACGGGGCGTGCATCTTCACCTCATTGCCGGAGGGGTCCTGCTTGCCCCAAAACACGCCGATCGGGCCGATGTTGAAGCCCTTCGCGTACCCGGTGCCCGTCCCGCCGCCGTAGATTCCCGCGAGTGCTTTGGTGTCGCCGGTGATCCACGCATCATAGGTGGCGTACACGTCGAGGATGGGTGCAAGTTCAGCCGGCGGCCACTTCTGATCATTGCCCGGGAGCGGCATGCGGCCTCCTAAGCGGCTAGATCGACGTAGTTACGCCAGTTCGTTTCAGTGGTGATCAGGGCGTACCGGAACGCATCAATACTGTGGTCGGCGACCTTGAGGGGTTTGTCCTCGCCCTTCTCCGTCGCTTTCGGGTCCCATGAGTACCCGGGGATCTCACCGATCAGGCCCTTGCACCGGTCCGACACGAGCAGGTTCCCCGTCGCCAGCAGTGACGACATGGTCCGGATCCCGTACAGGACGTCGTTCTCGGCGTTGATCACATTGCTGACGCCGTCCTGGGTGAGCTGCACTTTGAACGACGCGGCGGCGGGGTCGACGCACACCCATTCCGGTTGCACAGTTTGGGAGAGGTGGTGAGGTTGGGTGAGCCATTCGCGGATATGCCGGGACAGGTCCCCGTCCGTCAGCGAGCGTTGCGTGGCTTTCGAGTCGTGTCGCCACTCGTCTATCGCGTACAACCGGTTGTCGATGCCCAACCCCAACAGGATCGCGCTGGTGGCATTCGTCGTACCGTAGTCCAACCCGAGGGACAGGACGCGCTGCATCGGCGGTAGGGACTCCCACGGGACGACATGCGTGTCGTGGTCCCAGGCGTCGAAGATGGCACCCTCAGCGGCTACCCACTCGGCTTGAATGTACCGGCGGTAGAAGAGCCCGCTGTAGGACTTCTTCGTGCGCTCCACATACTCGGCCGGGAGTGACTTGTTGTCGTCGAGGATGAATGTGTACCGGTACAGGTCGAGTGCGCCCGGGTCCGGGTTGCGGTGGATCGTGCCGTGCTTGTCAATCCACAGCATGGCCTTGTCCAGCCAGTTCACTTTCAACCAGTGGACGGGACCCTCCGGGTTGGAGGTCAGCCACAACTTCGCGCCCTGCACGGACAGGCGTGAGTACAGCATGTTGAAGTACGACTCCGGGAGGGTGGACGCCTCATCAACGTACGCGCCAGCCAGAGTCAAACCCTGGATCTTCGTGCGGGCGGCTTCGTTGTTCGCCCCGATGATCAGGACACGGCGGCCGAGGATCTCGACGTACCCTTCGCCTGTGTTGATGCGGACCCGTTTCGACCCGAACAACTCCTGCAACGGGAGGAGGAGGTTGTTGATGATGGTCCGCTCCGTTTTCCCCGTCATCAACAGGTTCCCGGCGGGGCCGTTGCGGATGAAGTGCACCCATTCGAGAAGGGACGTGAACGTTTTCGAGGACCGGACACTACCCTCATACGCCTCAATGGACGGCGAGTTGTGCTGCACGGCGAGCAACGATTTGCCGGTGAAGGGGACGGGGTTAGTCATCGGGTGTTCCGCCCATCATGTAGGCGAGCCACTTGTCCACGGCGGGGAGGTCCTTCTCACTGGAGTCCATGCGCTCGAGGGCCATGTGCTTGTCGGCCAGGATGCCCACGACGGTCCCGAGGTCGCGGATGGCGAACTCTGCTTCTTCGTCGTCGAGCATGACGTTGATCCGGTCGAGTGCTTTGCGTGCGGTGGTGATGGAGTCCGCGGCGAGGAGCGCCCGGACCTTTTTGGTGTCCACCTGCTTGGCTTTGGTGGCTGTTTCGGTGGCGGTCCGGTCGAAGGTGAGCCCTGCGGCGGCGCATATCTTCGACACACTGTCGTTGGAGACGCCGGCACGACGCGCTATCTCGTTACGGGGTAACCCTTGTCCGTGGAGGTCGCGGATTTCCTGCCGTTTCTGTTCACTGATGCGAGGCACAAGCCGCTCACCGCCTCAGTCGAAATAGTGGTCCGGTTGCTCCCACGAGTACGTGGTGCCGCAGTCTTTGTTCGTGCAGACCAGCCACGGGCATTTGCTCGAGCAGTGGAGTTTCGAGTATTCGCGGGCGTTGTGTCCGCAGACGGGGCATTCAACGTTCTGCATGAATGCCTCCCTGAGTCGGCTTGCGGGATTTGAACCCGTATCTCCACTCCGCTGAGTGGTGTTCTGGAACTGCCATGTCGGCGGTGACCGCTAAGCCCCTATGCCCTGACAAGCCCTCACCCGATTGAACTATCAGCCGTTGGTTGCTGTGTCTCACGACATGAGCGGCCCGCAGATTGGTGTCACTGCCGGTCGAGATTCCCGACTCTTCCTACCTTCACCCGATGAAAGGCGAGTGTTTACGGGGTTCACCGCCACGAGGGGCGATTATGCTCTAAACCTACGTTGCAAGTCATCGCCTGTCAAGCGACACACTCGGTACTCGCAGAGCCGGCTTTGAGCTTCGGATTCCCATACTTCGAGGCTTTCATCCGCACCCACAAGTTCCGGACCTTCCGCACCTGATAACGCTTCGCCGGCACCGGCTTAGACAGCAGGTCAGCCTCGAACCGTTCCATCTCATTGATATGCGTCAAGAGCCCACGTGACACCCATGACCGGATCGTCCCCTGCGGCAACGCCTCCCCCGTCACAGGGTCCGACAGCATCCGCGATATTTGAGCGGCTGTCCCGGTTTCCATGGCGGCCGCGAGTAGCGCCTGATACCGCCAGCCGTCCACATCCCACTCCCCGCCGCACACCCGGCAGTGAGCCACACCTGAGCCGACCCTGGCGTACAGAGGTGCCCCGCACACGACTTCAAGGGACTCACCCGGGCACATGCCGGCGAACACCCTCGACGGCGGCTTATCCGTCCCCCTACGGGCCTCCCACACGGCTCTGTGGAACTCGTCGCACATGTCCCCCGCCCAATCAGCGGCCCGGAACACACCGCCCTGCTTGCGGAGCCACTTCGCGCACGACGCCGGCGAACGAACATCACCCGGTCGAGTCGGTACGCCGTGGTCGAGGATCATCGACGTCCACGACCGTAACAACGCGGCGAGCTCATGCCCGGTAGCGCTGGCCTTGAAGTCCACGATCAGCGCAGGCTCACCACTGGCCGCGGTTACGGGGTCGGTGTAGTGGGTGGCGCGGATGGTGGTGTCCCACAGGTCGGTGAGGATGCCGGGGATCTCGTCAAGGTCCCGTTCGAGCCTGCTGGTGTGGTCGTGGCAGAGGGTTATCCCGTCCCCTGGTCGTACCTGACACCCGGCAACTGTGCACACCATGATTCCCCTATCGTCTGCTGGTACCCATTTTATCGCCTGACAAGGCTTATTCGATGTGCGGGTTTCGGGTGTTGTTGCGGCGGTCAGCCTCCCACAGGTCATCCTGCGGAGTTTCCAGTACGACGGGGAGGATGCGGGCGTTGTGGCACCGGCATTCCTTGTGCCCACAGTTGTAGGGAGTACGGCACCTTGCGCAGCAGCGGGTCATTTGGTCTCTCTCTTCGGGTGGCATGCGCATTCCCGTCGTTTCAGGCAGGGGCCGTACACGTTCCAGCAGCAGGACCGCCTACACGTGGTGATCACGGGGCTTCCTGATGGCAGGAGCATGGGCAGTCGGTTGGCTCGTCGGCGGTGGTGTCCCATCCGCCGGTGCGGTTGCGGTGCTTCCCGTCGCGGCATTCAGGGTTGATGAGCTTCATTTCATCCCCCATTCCCTGTACGGATAATCGGATGCGTGTGGGCCGTCGTGCTGGTGTTGGCGTCGGCACTCGCGCAGGTCGCCATCCACGGTGACGTGCGGGTCACGGCAGGCTTGCGTGTACGGGGTGTAGATCATCTCAAGGCGGGTATCAGTCATCGGTTGGCCTGTACACGGTGGCCATTCGTCGCAAACCGTCCGCTACGGCCTCCTCCATGCTGTGCGCCCGTCCACGCAAGGTGTCCCACTTTGGCTTGCGCGGGTGCCCTTTCGGTTCAGGGATCTCCCACACCCACGGCCCTAAGTTGCGGGCGAGGTACGGGCGCATACCGTTACCGATCGTATTTTGCCTGCGGACTTTGACGACGAGCCTCCCGCCTGATGGTCGGATCATCTGGCGGCCCGTCCGTTCCGTAGTAGTGGTGGCGCCCATTCGATGCCCCGTACAGCGCGGGCAACCTGGCGGGCCTCGATAGCCTGGCGCTTCGACTCGCGGGCGTTCTGTTTGCGGTGATGCCGATGGAGTGAAGCCAATTCGGGGAACAGCACTCGAATCTGGCGCTGCATCGCTCGAATCATCTCCTGATCCATCGGTTCAAATCCCGGGAATACGCTCACTTCTCACCCTCCACGGGTTCATTCCGTCGTTTCAACTGGTCAGGGTTGTCGGTCGGGTAGCGTCGCCGGATCCCGCAACGGTTGCAACACCGGTCGCCATCGGACAAACACAGGGTGAACACGTGCTGGCAGGTCATGACTGGGGCTCCCATAGGACGGTCGCGGGGAGTGCGAGGTGGTGCCACGGGAATGACCCCTCCATGCCGAACAACACTCCTGCGGTCGAGTCGAGACGCGCCGCGATGGTCTTAGCTTCGGATCGGACCACGGTTCCAATCGGTAGCGCGTTGAGTTCTTCCACCGTGGTAATGGTGCGCGGCTTACGGTAACCAGCCTTGAGGACAGCCTCAGCGGCACCCCGACACTTGTCGTCCACGCCGGGGCCCCACCCGTTGTGATTGAAGATAACCAGGGCTAGCTCTTCGTTCTCGTCGCTCATGTGGCGTTCTCTTTCAGTTCGGTGTGTGCGTGGATCGAATACGCGGGGCAGTCAGGGTCGGGGAACAACACTGTGAGCCCCGCGACCGGATACAGGTGCAGCGGGTGGCCGGCATCAGCACTCGCCCTGGCATTCGCAGTTGCCGCAGAATGTGCAGCCGTAGTGTTCCGGGTCGCGCATGTC